GCAAAGAAAACGGCTAGTTACAGATGAGGTAAAAGATGAAATCACCTACTTGGCAAACAAAAGCTGGTCAAAATCCCAAAGGGGGGTTGAATGCCAAGGGCAGAGCATCTTATAATGCGGAAACTGGCGGCAACTTGAAAGCACCAGTAAAGTCGGGGGATAACCCTCGCAGGGCAAGTTTCTTGGCTCGTATGGCTGGTAACAGCGGTGCAGAGTACAGGGATGGTGAACCAACAAGACTGCTTCTTTCGCTTAAGGCATGGGGTGCTAATTCCAAGGCTGACGCAAAGGCAAAAGCTAAAGCTATATCCGACAGGAACAAAGCAAAGGCTGGAAGCAGATGACTTATCTTGAACTTGTAAACGATGTACTCGTAAGGTTGCGAGAGACAAGTGTTTCTACTGTTACAGAAACAACTTATTCTTCCTTAATTGGAAAGTTTGTCAATGATGCAAAGCGTCAGATTGAAGATGCCTTTTCTTGGAATGTGTTAGGTCAAACAATCACAGTCACTACTGCATCATCTACAGCATCTTATTCTTTGACGGGTGCTGGTCAGAAGTTTCAAGTAATGGATGTAATCAACACCACAAGCAATGTTGGCCTTATAAACATTAGTTTTGTGGACATGAACCGCAAGCTGAACTTTACGCCATTGGTCAACTCAATCCCTACTGAATTTGCTTTTGATGGGGTTGATGGCAGCTACGACACCAAGGTAAATCTTTATCCAATCCCTGATGGTGCATACACAATCAAGTTTGCTTTGACAGTGCCACAGGCTACGTTGACATCAGATGCAACTGTTGTTTCTGTTGCTGATACGTTAGTGTCTCAGAATGCTTATGCTCGTGCATTGGTAGAACGTGGTGAAGATGGTGGTCTATCTTCATCTGAGGCTTATTTGCTTTACAAAGCGATGTTGGCTGATTACATTGCATTGGAAGGTACTCGCTATCCTGAAAATCAAGAGTTTGTGGCAACATGAGTCAAGCACTACAGACTTATTCTCTAACAGCCCCCGGCTTTCAGGGGTTGAATACCCAAGAATCGCCTCTTGATTTGTCTCTTGGATATGCTTTAGTTGCTCAAAATGCAATCATTGACCAGTATGGTCGGATTGGCTCTCGCAAAGGATACTCTAGGGTAAATTCTGCTAGTGGAGCATTAGGCGCAAATGATGTGACTGTCATCAATGAGTTGGTGCAAGCGGATGGAACTTTGACTGTTGTATTTGCTGGAAATTTAAAGTTATTCAAACTTGATGGCTCTAATGCAGTATCTGAACTAACTTATGGTGGGGGTGGTACAGCACCAACCATTACCGCCAATGCTTGGCAAACTGCATCCCTGAATAGCATCACATACTTCTTTCAGTCAGGCTTTGACCCTCTAATCTTTGACCCTACCATCTCAACAACGACATTTAGACGGGTATCTGAGAAGACGGGATATGTAGGTACTGTGCCTAATGCAAACATTGTGATTTCTGCTTTTGGCAGATTATGGGCGGCAAACACAACGAGCAACAATGCAACTGTTTTCTTTAGTGATTTGATTTCAGGCCATGTATGGTCTACAGGCACTGCTGGTTCATTGAACGTAAACAATGTATGGGTCAATGGTGCTGATGAGATTACTGGACTAGCAGCACATAACGGGTTTCTGTTTATCTTTGGCAAACGTCAAATATTGATTTATTCTGGTGCTACTACACCGTCTTCTATGGTCTTGAGTGATACTGTTGAGGGTATTGGCTGCATTTCTAGGGACAGCATTCAAACAACCAGCACAGACGTTATCTTCTTGTCAAACAGTGGTGTTAGATCATTGATGAGGACAATTCAAGAGAAGTCTTCTCCAGAACGAGACTTGTCTAAGAATATTCGCAATGATTTGATGAGTGCTGTTTCTGCTGAAACTGCATCAACTATTAAAGCTATATATTCTGAAACAAATGCACTTTACTTGTTAAATCTTCCAGTGTCAAAATACGTTTACGCATTTGATACAAAAGGAATCATGCCAGATGGTTCTTCTAGGTCAACAATTTGGGACAGTATTACGCCAACATCTTTTTGTGCAAGACGTAATGGTGATTTGTTGATTGGCAAGAATGGGTATATTGGAAAATACGGCACATACTTGGACGATGCAACGTCATATAGATTGGCATACTTTACAAACAATTCTGACCTTGGTGATATAAATGTTACTTCTATTTTGAAGAAGATAAAAGTTATTGTTGTTGGCGGTTCCAATCAATTGGTAACATTAAAGTGGGGATATGATTTCACAGGAAATTATTATTCTGCACAAGTAAATATACCTACTCAAACAACTGCTGAATATGGAATTGCTGAATATGGTGCAAATGCCACAGTAGTAGCATATTACACATCTGGAGTTGCATTAACAACAATAGAAACAAACGCAAGCAGCAAGGGAAAAATTGTTCAAATAGGGGTTGAAATGGATATAAACAACAGTCAGTTATCCATTCAAAAGATTGAACTTCAGGCCAAAAATGGCAAGATTGCATAAGGGAAAAAATGTCAAACTATACACAAACAACAAATTTTGCAACCAAGGATGCTCTTGCATCTGGCAATCCTTTAAAGGTCGTTAAAGGTACTGAGATCAATGTTGAGTTTGCAAATATTGCAACTGCGATTGCTACAAAATTAGATGGTGGTGGATCAATAGATAACACCCCCATTGGGGCAACTACTCCAAGTACAGGGGCATTTACAACACTATCTGCTACAGGTGTAACCACTTTAAGCAATGTTGTTTTGCCTGTTATTGACAATATCAAGTTAGGCTATACAACTACAGCAACAGCCGCTGGTACAACAACATTAACCTCTGCCAGCAACAATCAACAATTTTTTACTGGATCAACAACTCAAACAGTTGTTTTGCCTGTTACAAGCACACTTGCACTTGGACTAAGTTATTTGATTGTCAACAACTCAACTGGGGTTGTAACTGTTCAATCAAGTGGCGCAAACACAATTACGTTAATTCCTGCTGGTGCAACTGTTAAATGTACTTGTATTCTTATTACAGGGACAACTGCTGCAAGTTGGTCATTTGCTTTTGAGGGAAGTTCAAGCATACCTTACAAGCAAGTCCAATCAATTTCTGCCTCTGTAGCAGGAAATGCAATGACGATTTCAGCTACTGCGTTAGCGTTAGATTTCCGTAACACTACATTAGGTAGCGGTACTGTTACAACTGTTTCTGGTACTCCTGCAAACTTGGTCATTTCCAGCGGATCAACCCTTGGAACAGTAAGTGCCACACAGTCCCGTATTGTGGTTATAGCACTTAATAACGCTGGAACAATTGAACTGGCTGCTGTGAATATTAGTGGCGGGAATCAACTTGATGAGACAAACCTTATTAGCACAACGGCTGAAGGTGGTCTTGGTGCTGCCGATAGTGCAACTGTCATTTATTCAACAACAGCAAGAACATCAGTTGCGTACCGTGTAATTGGGTACATTGAATCGACACAGGCCACAGCGGGAACGTGGGCAACTGCACCAAGTACGATTCAAGGTGTGGGTGGTCAAACATTAGTCAGGCCATCTAGCGGGAGCATGGTTCGCCTGAATACCTCAAACGGATATGGTAGCACCAATACTATGATTCGCAGATTTACCACAACAGTAACAAGCCAAGGCAGTGACATTACTTATGCGGATTCTGCAACGCTTGGCGCTTTGTTCACTATCAATACTACTGGCGTTTACGCAATCAGTTACACAGACATATTTTCTGGTGCTGGTTTCCTTGGCATATCGCTTAATTCAAGTCAACTTACAACACAAATACTTGCAATTACCGCTGCTGACAGACTCGCCGCCGGCCAAGCGTCTCCAACAAATAACTGGCCTCAGACTGTTGCTGTGACTGTTTTTCTTGCTGCTGGTTCTTTAATACGCCCACACACAGATTCAACATCTTCTGGGGCAAGCACTGCGGTTGCACAATTCACAATAACAAGGGTCACATAATGATAGCGTTCAAAGATAAAAACGATGGTTACTATCAATTTGATTGGGATGGTGTGAGTGAACTACCTGAATGGTCAAAGGGAATGACGCAGATTGATGTTGTCGTGCCAACGCCTGTGCCACAGACCTACGCAGAAAAACGTGCTGCTGAGTATCCTCCAATGGCTGACTACCTTGATGGTGTAGTCAAAGGCGACCAAGCGCAGATTGATGCGTACATTGCGGCTTGTCTTGCGGTAAAGGCTAAGTATCCAAAATGAATCAGCCTGAAATCACCCACCACTTTTCTGATGGTTTGTATGCCAAGGAAGCTAGGTTTCCTGCGGGTGTAGCCATCTTGAAACACACCCATAACTTCAGTCACTTGTCTATCTTGGCTGAAGGTAAGGTTGCGGTGTTGCGTGGGAATGAGATTGATATTGTTACTGCTCCTGCTTGCATTGAAATTAAGGCTGGCTTGACGCATGGCGTTAAGGCAATAACAGATTGTGTTTGGTTTTGTATTCATGCTACTGACGAGTCAGACCCGTCTAAAGTAGATGAAATTTTGATTAAGGGAGATTGATATGCCATTTACAGCAGCATTAGTTGGAGGAGGTTTGTCACTCTTAGGTGGCGCAATGCAGGGTCGATCTGTAACAGATGCGGCCAATATATCTTCAGATGCTCAACTTAGGGCGGCACAAATTGCAGCGGAAGCGGCGAAGTTTCGTCCTGTTGGCATCACCACTCGTTACGGTACATCTAACTTTCAAACTGATGGCAGCGGTAATGTAATTGGGGCTGGTTACAACGTCAGTCCTGAGTTAAGGGCTTACCAAGACCGTCTACAGGCTCTTACAGGCGGTGCATTGACTCAGGCTGAGATGGCGCAACAACAGTATGCTCCGCTTCAGCAAAGCGCACAAGGACTGTTTGGTTTGGGTCAGCAGTATCTGCAACAGACTCCTCAACAGGTTGCGGCTCAATATATGCAACAGCAACAGGACTTGCTTGCTCCTAGCCGTGAACGATCAATGGCTCAATTGCAGAACCAGTTGTATCAGCAAGGTCGTGGTGGTTTGTCTGTTGGTGCTACAGGTATGCGTCCTAGCGGTGCGGCTGGCTTTGGTGCTGCCTCTCCTGAGATGGAAGCGTACTACAACGCTATGGCTCAACAAGATGCTCAGTTGGCGGCTAATGCTCAACAGGCTGGTCAACAGAATGTTGCGTTTGGTGCTGGATTGTTGGGTAGTGGTTCTCAGTTGATGAGTCAGTACCAAGCTGGTCAAGTCGGTGCATTGAACCCGTTTACAACGTATTTGGGTGGTGGACAAGCTATTGAGGAACTTGGACAACAACCTTTGACCTTGGGTGCTGCATTAGGTGGTCAATCGGCTGCTTATGGTGCTAATGCTGGTAGATCATTGCTTGCTGGTGGAACGAATGCGGCATTGACTCAACAACAAGCTGCTTCTTACAACCCATTTGCTACTGCTATCAGTGGTCTTGCAAACAAGCAAAGCTTTCAACAAGGTTTAGAAAAATACTTTACGCCATCGCCTACTGATTTTGGCGCATGGAGTGGTGGAGCAGTAGATTCATCTAAAGTTGGTTATAACCCTGCTCGTTTTAACTATTAAAGGAAAAAATCATGCCAATGCAATCATATGGTGGTAGTGGGTTATTTGGACAACCTGTTTTTGGTGACTACAGTGGGTTATCTGGAGGAGTGCCTGTTCCAATGACTCCAGAAGAAATCAAAAAACAGTTGGATTTGCAACAAGACCAATATGGGGGATTAGCTATTTATCAAGATTTATACAATACTCAAGAAGTTTCTCCTTTTCAATACAATGTAGGCAGTAGAGTTAATACTGTTCGTGCGGCAGAAAATAATCCATATCTTGATGCGCCTCCTGACCTAGAGCCTTTAGCACGCTTTGAAGAACCTAAGTCTAAAGTAATTAACAATCTAAACGTGATTCCACCAAAACCTGAAGGTTTTGAAGATTTTATTGATGAAAATGGAAATGCTTATACATATAAATGGAATCCCAATGTAGTAAATTATGAGGGAGGAGTAGGTGTTTGGTCTGTTACGCCTATAAAAAACGTTACAGCACAACCACCAGCACCAGCACAATCACCAGCACCAGCACTAGCATCAGCACTAGCATCAGCACCAGCACCTGTACAACAATCATCAATTATTCAGGGAATGTTCCCTGAAGTAGAAGCCATGCAACGTGCTTTGTACCAACAAAAGCAAAATGAAGCAATGCAAGCACAGGCATATCAATTTGCACAACTATCTCCCATGCAACAGGCGCAATACAGCCTGTATATTGGTGGTCAACAGTTGGGTGATGCTATTGGTGGTGCTTTGGGTGCAAAAGACCCACAGTTGCAGATGATTGCTCAACGTCAACAGATGCTGAACATGATTGACCCGAACAACCCAGAAACTTATGGTAGAGCAATTCAATATGCCTTGCAAACTGGTGATAGCAATACTGCACAGATTCTTAATAATGAGATGAAGAATGCTCAGATGAGGAAGACTGAGAATCTTCAGTTAGGGTTGCAGAAATTGGCTCAAACTCTTTACAAGCCTGATGGTTCTATTGATGAAAATGTATACGCTACATTGCAAGGGTATGGAGCAGTTGGGCAAGCAGTTATTGACCAACAAGCCAAAGGATTCCAAGGCTTACAAACTCAAAAGGCTCAATCACTTGGGAGACGGTTGTTTAATGAAGATGGAAGTCGTAATAAAGAAGTTGAAAAACAACTTAGAGCAACTCCTGAAGGTCTTGCAATCCTTAAACAATTTGTTCCAGAAACCAAGGTATTTAAGCGTGGTGACATAATTACTAAGATAGATCCTGTCACTGGAGACTATGAAATAGTTACCCCTACAGGATTAAGAACAGTCTCTGCTGGTGCTAATCCAATCAAGGCAATGATTGATAACAAAGCAATTGATCCAACAGTAAATGCTTTTGCTACAGAAATTGCAAATCAGTGGGATAACCTTGATGATAAAGATAGATCAAATGCCATTGAAAGTTTGACTAAAGTAAATAATCAGGCTTTAGATAGAAACCAGAAAAAAGCTGAAGCTGGTGCTGGTGGTTTAGACAAGGTTCAATCTAGCAAAACTACGCCAGATGGCACAACTATCTTGGTTATGAAGAATGGAACAACCAAGGTTATCAGTGCTCAAGGTGTTGAACTTAAAGGTCAAGCTAGAGCAGATGCAATTAGGGCATCAGAATTGTTTGGTGCAGAAACTCAGAGGACTAGAGCGCAAGAGAGAGGTGTTGGAGAGTTAAGTGCTAAACAAGTTGGTCAAGCCTTTGCAGAAGTTGGCAAAATCAAGAAGAACATTGGTAACATTGATGAAGCTATTGCCGCAATTGATGCTGGTGCAAATACAGGCGTAATTGCAAGTAAGTTACCAAACATAACAGCGGCATCAATACAACTTGCTAATGTAAGACAGCAATTAGGTCTTGATGTAATTGGCTCTGTTACCTTTGGTGCTTTGTCAGAGGGTGAATTGAACCTTGCCTTGGATACCGCATTACCAACTGGTTTAGCGCCCAAAGACCTTAGAGTGTATTTGGTAAACAAAAAAAATGCTCAAACAAAACTTGCTGGCTATTTGTCTAAACAAGCCACTTATTTGTCAAAGCCGGGCAATTCATTAGCTGGATGGTTGGAGAAGGTTGATAACGAAGCGGTTTCAGCACCATCAGAACTCCCTGCCGGAGTTACTGTTAAAAGGAAAAATTGACATGGCTAAATTCACTTATGAAATTGCTATTCCAAACAGCGGAACTTATGAGGTTGAGTCAGATCGTGAGTTGACAGATGCACAGGCATATACATATGCCTTGCAACAGGCATCACAAACAACTACTGCACCTCCTGTTAAAGAAGATACATCTCCTATGTTGAGTGCATTTAAACGAGGGATGGACATTACAACAAGGGCTGTTGCTCCTACAGCAGTTGGTGCTAGTACTGGTGGTTACTTTGGTGGTGCGCCGGGTGCTTTACTTGGAAGCGTATTAGTTCCTGCTGCTGATGTAGTTGGTAGCGTTGCTAATCTTGCAATGTCTCCATTTACAGATTACAGGTTGATGCCAACATCTCAAGGTCTTCAGAACTTAATGACAAGGGCTGGTTTTACTGCTCCTCCAGAAGAACAAACACCAACTGAAAGAGTTGCTAGTGTTGGTCTTGAAACCATGACAGGTGTTGGAAAACAACTTCCAGCATTAGCAAATTTGGCTACTACGGCAGGGACACAAGCGGGTAGAGAGTTGGCTGGTAGGTTAGCAACAGAGCCAGTAACTCAAGCAGTTGTAGCACCAACAGCATCAATGGCTGGTCAAGGTGTTTACGAGTTGACAAATAATCCTATTGCATCTTTCTTAACGACATTAGGCACTTCACTTTTAGGTATAAAAAGACCTAAGACACAACAAGCAGTGTCAGAAGAGGCAATGGGAAAGATTGCTCAAGAAAGATACGATGCTTTAGATCAGATGGGCTTTAAATTTAAGAATGACGCATTTGTTGCTGACATGAACGATGTTGCAAAAAATTTAAGGGCTGCGGGATATACGCCAAAAGGATTTCCAAAAATTGCTGGCGCAATAGAAGAATTAACAAGTTCAACTCAACCTAAAGATTGGACTGAGTTACAGGCATTGAGGAAAATTATTCGTAGTGCTCAAAAGAGTACAGACCCTGATGAAAAGCGTTTGGGTTCTATTCTGCTCGACAGGTTTGATAACTATTTAATGAATGTAGATGCAACAAAGGTTGAAACAGGAAATACAAAGGTTATGAGTAAGACTTGGGGTGAAGCAAGAGATGCTTATTCCAAGATGAAGAAGTCTGAAATCTTCACAGATATGCTTGAGGATGCACAACTAGATGCAACAAAATATACGCAATCTGGTGCTGAAAATTCAATGGCGGCTCAGTTGAGACAACTTGCCAAGAATGATAAAAGAATGGCTATGTTTACGGCAGATGAAAGAGACGCAATTAAAAGGGCGGCTAAAGGAGATGCACCACAAAACCTTTTAAGATTCTTTGGAAAGTTTGCCCCAACTGGTGTAATTACTGGTGGAGGTACAGTAGGTATTGGTGCATATGATCCGTTGACTGGTCTTTTAGTTGCTGCATCAACCTTAGCTTCAAGGGCTGGTGCTACTCAATACCGAATGGGCACTATTGAAGATTTAGCAAATCAAATGCGAACTGGTAGTAAGCCTGTGGTTACTGGTGGTGCAACAAGAGTCTTGCCAGCATTAGGAACTCAAGCTGTTATTCAGTCTCCTAGTCTTTTCAATCAAATGCCAGCAATTGACATTTTGCGTGAGCGAAGAATACGAGAGATGCAACAAAGCCCTACAGCCAGAGGCTTGTTTTCAAACCAATAGGAGACTGAAATTGATCCAATCACGTTATGCCTTATGGCGGCTGGTCTGGTCTCAAAAATTCAACAATCTGTTGATTTGTATAAATCAGTGCGGGAGCAGTTTGTCCAAATCAAGCAAACTGGTGAGCAAGTCGTTGAGGTATATAAGGAAGTTACTGGATTTTGGAGTAAATTCAGTAAACTCTTTGGTGCTAAACCAAAGCCTCAAGTTGCAAAGCCTGTGGCTAAGGCTAAGAAATCAGGTTATATCGATGTTAATGAGACTCAAGTCAAAATAGATATCGTAAATTCCCTCACAGAATTCTTTAAAATTCAGGAGCAGTTAGCGGCACATATTAGAGAGGAAGAAGAAAAAAGTCTGACAATCTACG